CGGGGTGCTTTTGGCTTCATGGTTTTTAGAGAATACCTGGATCAGATAGATCCAGAACTCGTCGAGAAGTATAATGAAATTTTAAAGCTAGCATTCGGTATTTACGATGATCCTAATGCTATAGCTATGATGTTATCTATGCTTGCCCAGGGTCAAACTGGCCCACAAGGCGGTGAGAGTGAAATGGAGTACGACGAGGATAATCAGCAGTTTGTAATTAAGGCACGTGCTATTTGCTTCCCAATGCTCGTACACGAAATAGTAAAAGGACTGTATGAGATTGTAGGGACTAAAGGATTCGGAGCTGACAAAGCCAAGAATCAAGCTATCGTAAATGCAATTGATAAACTAGAACACGAACCCGAAGATTTGCAATACGGAAAGTTTATCTACGACGCAATACGCGACGTGTACAATAAGAGCGGAATAGAAGATCCACGAGTACGTGAATTATTTTTTGGATCAGTATACGAGCTACCAGATGACGAGTTTTTTCCATTCATCGAGAATGCTATCAACGGTGAACTGACACCCGAACAGCTTAGATGGGCTCAAAACGAAATGCGCGATATCGAAAAGGATCTTAAAAAAGATGATACGGGATTGGAGGATTTAGATGAGGGTAAAGCCGACCGCTGTCTTAGAATTGCACGCCGAAAATACAGCAAGCCATCGGCCTACCGTTCAGGGGCAATTGTAAAATGCCGCAAAGGTAAAATCTGGAAGGGCCTAAAATGATCAAGCTCATCGACATATTAAACGAGATCAAAGAAGAAGAAAAAATAACCGGAGAATTTTCTGTTTTAAATACTAATGGAGTTTCTAAAGGAACTATTTTAACTCTCTATCACGCAACCAAGAACAAAGACTTAGAAGTAGGGAACAGACCTATACACCTTGGAACTAAATATCAAGCCGACGACAGAATTGATATGCTATGGGACTATAGCCCAGTTTACTATCTACATCAAGTAAAAGTCAGACTTTCAAATCCTTACCCTAAGATTCTATGGGATGTAGATAGAGGAATGGCACACAACGTACAAGATTATTTAAAGTACGGAGATTATAACGAATACGTATACTATAATAAAGCAGAAGGTTTCCCTGAATATAAAAATGAGAATTTTTCCCTGTTTATAGTCAACTTTTCAAAGTCTTACATAAGCAGTAAAGTAGTAGGTATAGTTGAAACGGGGCATAATGATATTAAAGAAGAGAAAGAATCTCTTCATAAGTGGTTTTCAAGACAAGGTGGATCAGGTGGATCAAAAGGTTGGGTAGACTGCAATACCTGCCGTAAAGATCCAAAGACAGGTAGAAAGAAATGTAAAGCATGTGGTAGACAAAAGGGTGAGAAGAGAGCTAAATATCCATCCTGCCGTCCAACACCATCTCAATGTAGCCGTAAGGGGAAAGGTAAAACATGAGGTAAAACAAAATGATTAAGTTAATCGATATATTAAACGAGGTTAAAGAAGGAGTTCACGATCCTGTGAAGCCTGGAATCCTCAAGAAAAGACTTGGAAACCTATCCTGTTCAAGGGTAAGATCGGCTAAATCCAAACTAAAAGATAAAGGGACTCACTACGCAAAAGCACTTCAACGTTATTTAAACTATCATTGCTAACTATTTATTACCATGATAAAGCTCAAACATCTACTTCCAGAGTGCAATGAATGTGCACGTGATTGGAATCACGGCCACGACCATGAAGCCGGTATGGCTAAGAACGAGTTAAGAGATATGATCTCTAACGCATCTAAGATCGATTCGATGGTAGGTGAAGGAGATAACTTACCTGGATGGGTATCAGCATATATCTCATTGGCTGCTGACTATATGCATTCAGTATCTGAGTATCTAGCAGGTGAAACAAGTAGAATGCAAGAGCCAGGTCCTGGATATGGTTTAGAAGAAAAGAAAGCCCATAGTAAGGCACAACAAGCCGCCATTGCAATAGCAATGCAGAAAGCGGGTAAAAAACCAAAATAAAATGAATCTAGACAAACTAAAAGGACACGTTCCTGACACAGTAATTGCCCAGATCCCTGAAGTAGGTGAAAAATTTGCTATCAATACCCCTCTACGTCTTGCACACTTTCTAAGTCAGTGCGGACATGAATCAGGCGGATTCAAGTTAGTAAACGAAAACCTAAATTACGGAGCAAAAGGTCTTGTTGGTATTTTCAAGAAGTATTTTCCCGATGAAGCAAAAGCTAAACTATACGAACGTAAGCCCGAGAAAATTGCAAACCTGGTTTACGGAAGTAGAATGGGAAATGGTCCTGAGGCTTCCGGTGACGGTTATCGCTTTCGCGGTCGTGGTTATATTCAGCTTACTGGCAAAGATAACTATAAAGCCTTTGACGCTATTGTTGCAGAAAATATCCTCGAAAATCCGGACTTAGTTGCTTCAAAGTACCCACTTTTATCAGCAGCTTGGTATTGGAATAGCCGTAAATTAAATGCTGTAGCCGATCAAGGCGCTACTGATGAAATCGTAACCAAAGTGACCAAGCTAGTAAATGGCGGTACTATTGGATTACCTGATCGCATTAAGCATTTTAAAGAGTATCATACGCTACTCACATAAGAATGAGAACACTTGTTAACGAAGTACGTCAGCTACAAAAGATAGCAGGGCTCTTAAAAGAGGATGATATCGACTTGTCTGATACCCCGAAGTTTGCAAATTTAAAAAGTAAGCTTATTACTTTTGTAAAACTGTTATATCCAGAAGCAATTAATGACGAATTAATTCTTAAATCTATAAGCCACGTTGTAGAAACTAATGATGTTAACGATTTACTGATTATAATGGCAGATGTTCTAGGGGATGGTTCAGATGACCCGGATGCATTCGACGGAGTATTTTCTAGAAGTGATATAGAATCAGCTGTTGATCAAGCCGACCTCCCTGACGAAATTGCAAATGACATAATAAACAGCCATTATGTAACACGTCTAGAACTAGGGGAAGATTTAGATCTATCCGATACTCCTGATTTTAAATCTAGACCACGAACAGTAGAAGAGTTTTTGGAAGAGGAAGACTTTATAAATTGGTTAATTGATAGTATACATGAGAATCTTGACTGGGAAAATACACAAGACCTAATTTATAACTATATAATAAAGAATAAAACATTAGAAGATTTTCAAGACGCTTGGAAAGGATATCAGGAAGAATTAGCCGGATATTAAGATAATTTTTGGATATTTATAATAATATGACAAGCAGAGAAATTATAAGAAGGTTAATACTTAACGAAGTGGAAAGGATGGAACCCAAAGTTCAATCTTTTGAGGACGATCCTATCAATTTCATTCTACAGAAGTATCCTACCCTCCGTAAGACTTTAGAGATGTTAATGTCTCCTGCTTACAAAGATTACATTACAGGCATTTATATTATTGCCCCAAAGCCTACTACCTTTAAAGTTGTTCTCCATAACGGACAGTACTTTCTCTTAACCTTTATGGGAAAAGTTTACGAAGCTACCGTTAATGGAAAGAAGTTCTACCTGCAGACAATTGGGGAAAGAGAAAGATGTACCAATGCTATTGCACGTGCACTAGCCGTTGGTAATCCCATTGAGACTAAGGGTCCTGAAGGGGGAGAACAGGTAGCCGGTGAACCTGAAGAAGGTGTCGAAGAAACACCACCAGAAGAAGCAGAAGCAGAAGAAACAGAAGCTTAGTATAGAGCCCGGCCCAAAAAGCCGGGTTTTTTGTTGTTAGTCTGATTTTTTTTATTTATACTAATAGAAATCGTACTTATGAGAACACGCAGCATAACTAAAACAATGAATACCGTTTGTGGAAAGACTATCACTTTCTTGCAAACCGAAGGACAGCCCAATAGAATGCATTCCGTTGACGGACCTGCTTTAATTTATTCTGATGTGGATAATAAAGCACCCGAGTACTACCTCTATGGAATCAAATATTCAAAAGCAGAATGGAAAGAAAGACTTACTCACAAGAGAGTAACAGTCTCGGTAGATATATCTTTTGATTCACAGTTTTAAACTATTTATTAATAAACGCTACTATGGCATTTAATCTGCAAAAATTCTTGATAGAGAACAGGTTAACTAAAAGATCACGTCTTAACGAAGACGCTATGACTAAGACCGATGCCGAACAACAGACTATGGGAGCCGAACAAGGAGACGATGTAACCGGAGATGAAGAAATGTTTGACTACGGCGGAGATTCTGGGGATCAAGACGACGATATCGGTAGTTCAGATGAGTTTGAAAGAGAGCCAGCAGGCGGAGATATTGAGTCAAACGAACCTGCTATGAATAAGCTTGCTCAAGACCAGGCTAAATTAAGTAAGCTTGAAAAAATAAAAGATACTCTAGTTAGCGGACTAAATAAAAAGAAAGGGGAAGAGGGATATTTGAGTTTAGATCAATATAAAACGTTAATTCAGAGCTACAAAGTAGATGGTAAAGATCTGAATATCCCGCAAGAAATAAAGAAATTAAGAGCTAGTATAGCAAAGCAGACAGATCCTGTTATCGGAGATACTGAAGAAGAGGATATTTAGAGGTTTTAATACTGTGTATGAGTCAACGAGCTGCAATTAGCGATGCAATAAGACAGGAACTTATTAGATGTAAACAAGACCCCGTGTACTTCATGAAGAAGTACTACACCATTCAACACCCAACCAAGGGTAGAATGACGTTTAATCTCTATCCTTTTCAGGAAAAAGTACTTAAGCTTCTACAAAGACATGATTATACAATCATAAATAAATCAAGACAGCTAGGTATCTCAACTCTAACCTCAGCCTTTGCTTTGTGGATGATGTTGTTTGAGCAGGATAAAAACGTTCTTGTCCTTGCCACTACCCAAGCCACGGCAAAAAATATGGTAACCAAGGTAAGGTTTGCTTATGATAACCTTCCTACTTGGATGCAGATGCCAGTACTAGAACATAATCGTCTTAGTTTACGTCTTAAAAACGGATCACAAATCAAAGCCGTTTCTGCAGCTACTGATAGTGCACGTTCTGAAGCAGTATCACTCCTTGTAATAGACGAAGCAGCTTTCATTGATAGAATTGAAGACATTTTTACTGCCGCACAACAAACACTTGCTACCGGTGGTAGATGTATTGCATTATCTACACCAAACGGTGTCGGTAACTGGTTTCATAAAGAGTTTACCCGTGCACAGTTAGGTGAAAACAAGTTTACTCCTATCAGTCTTCCATGGACCGTACACCCTGAAAGAGACCAAACATGGAGGGACGAGCAAACAGCACAGCTTGGTCCTCGTAATGCCGCACAAGAGTGTGACTGCGACTTTAGTACTTCAGGGGACACGGTAATTGAACCCGGTATCCTTAATTTCTATCAAGAAACTACAGTACAAGAGCCTATTGAAAGAACAGGTCCAAACCATGCCTACTGGGTTTGGAATTATCCCGACCCCATGAAGACGTATATGATAGTTGCTGACGTAGCAAGAGGGGACGGTAAAGACTTTTCTACCTTCCATGTCATTGATACGATCACCGTCGACCAGGTAGCTGAATACAAAGATCAGGTACCTACTAAGGACTTTGCACGCATGCTCGTATCGAAGGCTATTGAATGGAACAACGCAATGCTTATTGTAGAGAATGCGAGTATTGGATGGGACGTTGTTACTACAATACAGGAGATGGGATACCCAAACCTGTACTATGCACCCAAATCTGAACTCGTGGGTACACAAATTGATCTCTACGTTACAAAATTTGATAGAGGTGACGGAATGGTACCTGGATTCAGTATGAATCAAAGAACTCGCCCTCTTGTAATTGAGAAAGCACGGTCATTCATGGAGGAAAAAAGCGCATTAATTCGTTCACAACGATTGCTCGATGAATGGCGGGTGTTTATTTGGAAAAACGGCAAACCTCAAGCACTTCAAGGGTATAATGACGACCTTGTAATGCCGTACAGTATCGGGCTATTTTTGCGTGATACTGCATTACGCTTCCGCCAAACTGCTATGGATCTCACCTATGCAAGCCTTAACGGATACACTAAAACAGAACAAAATTTTCAGGTTTATACGCCAAATAATGCTGCAAATCAGCAGAATCCCTGGTCTATGAACGTAAATGGCCAGAATGACGACATAACTTGGCTGTTGGGATAAAGATATTTATTAGATATGGCAGATCAACAACCACAAAGGAACCTGTTTTCAGCACTTAAACGCCTATTTTCCACTGATGTTATCATTAGGAATGATGGCGGAACGTTAAAAACAGTTGACGTAAACCAGATACAAGTTGACGGCGTACTTCAAACTAACGCCCTCGTCGACCGATTCAACCGTATCTACACGACTTCTACCTCCTACGGCGTAAACCTTAACCTCTCACAGAACTATCAGAGTGCGAGGGTGCAAATTTATGCGGATTACGAGGCTATGGATACTGATCCTATCATCGCTTCCGCCCTCGACATTATTGCAGACGAGTGTACTCTAAAAAATTCACAAGGAGATGTAATTCAAATTCGTTCATCAGATGAAAACATTCAGAAAATACTTTATAGCCTTTTCTACGACATACTCAACATTGAGTTTAATTTGTGGTTCTGGATTAGAAATATGTGTAAGTATGGTGATTTTTTTCTTAAGCTCGAAGTAGCCGAAAAGTACGGAGTCTATAATGTAATTCCGTTCTCTGCTTACAATATTGTACGTCTTGAAGGTACAAATCCTTCTAATCCATCAGAGGTAATTTTTAAGTATGATCCAACTGCAGCACTTGGTGCTACTGCCGGTTATTCTACCTCATATCAGAATACAGACCTAGGTATTACGTTCTACAATTACGAAATGGCTCACCTAAGACTGATTGGTGATGTCAACTACCTACCTTACGGACGTTCTTACTTAGAGCCAGGACGTAGGTTGTACAAACAGTACGTACTAATGGAGGATGCGATGATGATTCATCGTCTTACTCGTGCACCACAGCGCCGTATTTTTTACGTAAACGTAGGAGCCATTCCTCCAAATGAGGTTGAGAACT